CAGAAACCCCCCGTTTTCCTGGTTATATGGGGGAGAATAAAAGAGGGGGCAACGAACTCACCCCCCCAGAGACTGGTTCTCTCTCAATAAAGAGTTCGTTCCTGGCCGCTAGGCCAGGTTAAGAATGGGGAAACCCAAGGAGTTTAAAATGCCAAAGGGCAAGATTCTGATGGGGAAGGGCCCCGTCAAGAAGCCAGGACCAATTAAGCCAAATCCGAAGGGTGGGATCGTTGATCCAAAGCGCAAGGAACTTGTAGACAAGAAGAAGCGTGCGCTGCCAATGCCTCGGCCAAAGCCAGGCAAGCCAGTGCTGCCGCCAAAGAAGGGCGGACGCTAATCATGGCAAAGAAGAAGGGAATGAATCGAACCGCAGGAACAGCTCGTCGCAAGATGAGCGCCTCGGAGCGGGTAAGTTACGGACTCAAGACTGGCGCACCACTCACTGGTTCCGCCTCTGGCGTCAAGAGCATTAGCCTCCGCGAGGCTGGTGAGGCGTTGACTCAAGGGATCGTCACGGTTCGTGGCGGCAAGTTGAAGTTTTCGCCAGAAAATCTTGCTATGGCCCTGCCATTGGGCAAGGTGGCCAAGGCTGCCAAGGCACTTCGTGCTGCTGGCAAAACGGCACAGGCAGCCGCGCTTGAGGCTCGCGTTCTTGCAAAGAAGGCTGGTAGAGAGCTTGGCCCACAGGCAGTCAAAAACCTAGGACCAGGAACAATTCGACCAGTTGGGCCAACATTCAGGGCTACTTCAGAGTCAGTGTTTTCACGCCTTCCAAACCCAAACATCCCTGGAGCTGCTCGTACCTTTGATATCTACGACGATCCTCTTCTAGAGGGTGCTGGTCGATTCAAGACTATACGGGAAATTAAGGCAGCTGCTGCCAAGCGTGGTATCAAAGTAACTGAACGGGGTGCATCTAAGATGGATCGTTTACTTGGGCAGCTAGAAAAGCGCCAGAGCCTGCCAGCCGCTGGCAGCGTAGAGATGGTCAAGAAGACTGCCAAGCAGTTTGGTCAGAAGGTAAGTGGCAAGGAGGCTAAGATGATTAGCCGACTGCTCCGAGGACGAGGCAAGTAATAGTTACAACGCCACCGATTCAGAGGGGGTCGAATGTCCAAAGCAATCAAGATCTATGTGGATCGCTGCAAGGACATCCTCGGATTGGGGCATTGGAACATCATCATCGGAGCTGGCGCTCCGCCTGATGATTCCTGGGCTGACGTAGAAGTCAGCACGAACCTGTATAACGCCACCATCCGTTTCTCTCCAGACCTCTGGAAGCAGAAGAAGGACGAGATCCGACGGGTGGTAGCGCACGAACTGATCCACCTGCACCAGGCAGGGGTGGAGCGCCTCGTTGAGTCGGTGGAAGAGTCGCTGGGATCAGCGGCCTACAGTATCCTCAGCCACGTATGGGATGTTGAAACGGAGCGAGCGGCTGACTCGCTTTCCGTCCCCCTGGCTCGGCTTCTGCCGATGCCGAGTTTAGGAGAAGACTAATGCCAATGGTCGGCGGGAAGAAGTTCCCATACACAAAGGCTGGCATTGCTGCCGCAAAAGCCGAGAAGAAAGCTTCTGATAAGCCAGGACTCTACGCCAACATCAACGCCAAGCGCAAGCGTATTGCCGCAGGCTCTGGCGAGAAGATGCGGAAACCAGGCTCGAAGGGCGCACCTACTGCCAAAGCATTCAAGGACTCAGCCAAGACCGCAAAGCGAGGGAAGTAACCCTTGTCCAAGTTCACGTCAACCAAGGTCATCAATAGCCGATGGCGAAACAATGATTTCGTCGGCGGTGCTGGGTCGTCCCATACCTTCCCAGATGCCTTCCATGACGAGTTCTTGGTTGAATGGGCGCAGCAGATTGCTGACGGCTCCATCATCATCACGGAGACGCCAACGACGGGGAACATCCAGGTCGCTACGCTGACCGTTGGGGATATCGTCCTCACTGGTACGGCGACTGGCAACTTTGGCGCTGGTGGCGCAACGATCATCGGCACATCGCCAATCTCCGTTGCCACTGCCTCTGGCACGTCGACCATCAGCCTCAACGCCAACTACCAGACGGCTGGCACCTACGTCACCTCCGTCTCTGGAGCTGCGCCGATCACGGCGACTGGCACCACTGCCGTCACGGTAGGAATTGACCAGACCGCACTGACCGTCGCGGCATCTACCAACGCCAGCGTCCTCCGTGCCTATGTCAAGAACGATACTGGCACAACGCTGACCAAGGGCCAGGTTGTCTACATCAGCGGATCTGACGGCGCTAATGCGCTCATTAGCCTCTCGACCGCCACCTCTGAGGCTGGGTCATCCAAGACACTTGGCATCCTTGCCCAGACACTTACTACTGGTTCGCATGGCTATGTCATTGAGAACGGTCTGCTTGTAGATATTGATACGAGCGCAGCCACGGCTGGTCAGGCAATCTGGCTTGGCAACACGCCTGGCTCTTTCGTCTTCGGTTCGCCACCAGCAGAGCCGTCGCAAGCGGTCTACCTTGGCGTCGTCACCCGCGTACAACAGAACAACGGCGAGATCCTGGTCAAGGTCCAGAACGGCTACGAGCTGGATGAACTTCATGATGTCTCTGCGGCAAGCCCGTCTGACGGGGACATCATCCAATACAAGACCTCCAGCAGCCTGTGGACCAAGGCATCGATTGCCAATGCTGGCATCGCCGCCTCGTCCCACACTCACGCCTACCAACCTGCTGGCACCTACGTCACGGCAGTCAATGGGACGGCACCGATTGCAGCAAGCACCGATACCGCTGGAATCGTGTCCGTATCTCTCACCGCTACCTACTCAAGTTCTACCCACGACCACAGCGGTGTGTATCAGGTGGCTGGCAACTACGCCTCTAGCGTCCACACCCACGGAACCTCGGATGTCAACAGCGGCAACTTCGTTGCAACCCTTGCTGCTGGTACTGGTGTAACGGTTACTGGAGCAGACGGGAATGCGTCGGCAAAGACGGTTGCCATTGGTCAGGCAGTAGCTACGAGCGATAACGTTACCTTCAACCAGATCACTGCTTCTGACTACATCAAGTTGTCCAGTTGGAATCAGGCCACTGCTGGAAACGACTCGTCGGTCGATACGGTAACTGTTACAACGGCTGGTACGTACTATGCAATCGGTGGGGCAAACTGCGAAGTGTCATTTACACCTGACTTCGTGGGCCAGCAGTTCTTTGTCACTATGACTGGGTACGCCTCACTAAACACGACAACAATCCAATACGCATTTGTCCGAGTTACACTGACTAACTCATCCAATACGTTAGTTGAAACACTTGGCTACGGTCGAGCGGACAACTTTGGAACTAGCGGACGCGGCGCAACAGTCGCCTTCAACCAAATCTGGACATCAGATACAACCAGCGCACGAAAGATTAAACTTTATGGAACCGTTCAGACTACAAACGGCCTAGTTCTGTCTCTTGCATACTGGCAGTTGAATGTAATGGCGCTCGCATAATGTGGAATCTTATCTGCACCGTACTAGGATGCCCTCTTAATGGTCAGGGACAACTCGTTCCCCTAGATCGAGAGTGGTATACCTGCGACAACTGTGGAGCAATCTATAACCGTGACTGATCTTGCGCCAGTACTTACTGGATGTCATGTATGTAGAAGCCCGCTCGTAGAGGCTATCAACAAGAAAATGCGCGACGGAATGTCCGACGTGCAGCTATCAAAGTGGCTAGACGATGCGGGACACTACATTTCACGAATCACCCTGGGCAAGCACAAGCGAGATCACCTCACGGAAGACCATGAGTTGAAGCGAATCAACGCCATCAACCGCCTCAAGAAGCAAAAGAAGACCATGAGGGCGAGTGGCGACCTGGCAACGCTGGTACGAGACTTCGTACATAGCGCGGTTGAGCAGGGGGAGATGTCCCCAACGCTGGCAGAGGGCCTTCGCGCACAAGAAATGATTGACCGACGGCAGGAGAAGGGCGCAGATCGAGAGGTTGCGCTCCAACTTGCAGGCATCCTGGGGGGCGGTGCCACCTACCAGATCATTGAAGCAACGGAAATCAAGCCATTGGGGGTCGGAGGGGAAGAATGATTGCGGTACGCAGCCTTATTGAGCGCATTTATCCTAATTCTGACGACAAGCGTAGCGAAAGCAAACCAAAACACGCTCGTCACGCAGACGCAAGACCTGTTCGTCCAGCTAAGCGAGCCATCGTACCTGATCGTCGACACCGTGTACTGCGGGGATTTGACGCTGAACTGGTGCGAGACTGCGATTGATTCGCAACTCTGGATCTACGACGAGGCTGGAACACTTCTACAGACCAACGATGACTGGGGCAGTTGCTGCTCTAGCCACCTAGAACTAGATCTCCAGCCTGGAACCTACCGAATCCGAGCAGGAGTCTGCTGCGGAAACCCAGATCAACCGTTCTACAACGGCGGACAGTACGAAGTTTGGACAAACTTTGACACGATGCCGCAACCAACACCGACGGTAGAGCCGTCACCAACGGAGGAAGCAACTCCTGAGCCGACACCAGAACCTACACCCAGCCCGACGCCCGAGCCGACGCCAAGCCCAACACCAGAGCCGACTCCGACGCCGACTGAGGAACCGACGCCTAGTCCGACAGAAACTCCGACTCCAAGTCAGGAAGCAACTCCGACTCCTGCGCCCACGGTAGTTCCGAGTGAACGACCAACTCCAACGCGAACTCCAGATCCTAGTCCAGAACAAAGTGAACCGCCGACTCCAGGCCCGACGCCAAGCGAAAGCGTCGATCCGAGTCCTGAACCAGTTCCAAGTCCTAGCGTGGCTCCTGAGGGGCCAGCGGGTGCAGTAGCAGAGGCGCTTGGTGAGGCAATCTCTGCAATCTCAAACCTAGGAAAAGATCTCTCGGTCGAGGAGAAGAAAAAGGCGCAACCGATTGCTGTAGCAATCATTGTAAGCCAAGTAGCCCAAGCTGCTGCGGCAGCATCCTTGATTAGCGGGAGGAGCAAGAAGTGATTTCACGTATCATCAATGACCTGGTAGGCGGGTCTTGGACAATTCTCGGTCTCTTGTTCGCAGTCATTGTGCTACCAGAGGGAGAGACCCAACGAACAATGTCAGCAATCTTTGCAGGATTGACGCTGGTCTGGCTAGTCACTGGACCACTCCGATGGAGGGATGGCGAATGAAGTACCGCGTTAAGAGTCAGTTGGACCACGAGGAGAAGGGCGGCATCCTAGACGACTGCGGTCCATCCTCAGTTGCCGCAATGGTCTCGTGGGTGAACAAGTACGCACCTGGTGGAGACTTCTCCGCAGCCGATGGCATTGCAGCAAAGACCAAGGCAACGGGCAAGATTGACAAGCAGGGCGTGAGCGACAACGGATCAACCCTTGGTGACCTGATTCTGACCGCAAGGCAGCTTGGAGCCAACGCTCGATGGGCAAAAGATTGGAACGATGTCATTGCCAGTGCGAAGGCTGGGGCCGCAATTGGCTTATGGGTTGAACAGCCATTTGGCTACCCCAAGGATCTTGAGGTTTCCGCGTGGCACGAGAAGTGGAAGCGTTGGTGGTGGGTTAAACAGAAGCAGCCAAACCGAACCTACGGCCACATGACTTCTGCGGTCTATGACCCAGAGGATGGCTGGCAGTGGGTATGTCCAACGCGCTCTGGCAAGGGTGCCGAGCAGTTTGGCGTCAAGATTGACGAGAAGATCCTCCTCACTCTGTGCGACTCCAAGCGCCTATCCAAGAAGCACATTGCCCCAGCGTTCAAGCACACAATCATCGTTGAGGCGAAGAAGGCGGCGGCTGCGCCTGTTCCAGCCAAACCAGTTGCTTGCCCAGCGTGTGGCGGCACTGGCATCAAGAAGTAGGGGGTTATTATGAACAAGATTAAGTGGATTATGGACAACACGGGCATTGACGAGATGATCCTTGAGGCTGGTCGAGCATTCCTTGCTACCAGCATTGCCGTTGCACTCGGCCTGGGAATTCCGCTTCTGGACATCAGCGGAGGAGACTTCCGAACGGTGATCTCGGCTGGTCTGGCTGCCTGCTTGCAGGTGGTCGTCCGCGCCCTCAACCCTGAAGATGCCAAGTTCGGCGTCGGCAAGGCAAAGGTTGCGCGTGAGGAGCAGAACAGCACCGCGCACATCCAGGGTACCGCCATTGACACCGATGGCGATGGTATCCCTGATGAGCTTGCTGGAACTCTCGCTGGAGAGGTCTGGGAAGAAGACGAGAAGAAGAACTAATGTCCGACGGGTGGGTCTATGTGGGTGGAACATTTGACCTGTTCCACCCAGGACACATCCGATTCCTAGAACGCTGCCAGGAGTTTGGAAAGGTCGTCGTTGCGCTAAACACGGACGAGTTTGCTGCTCGGTATAAGCGGCGACCAGTCCTCTCACTGGCAGAGCGTCACGATCTGCTAGAATCGTGCAAGTATGTAGACAAGGTATTTGTCAACATCGGCAACGAGAACAGCGGTCAGACCATCGACATGATGCCAGTGGACATTCGCATCTCGCACATTGCCCATGGCGATGACTGGACTGGCGAGAGCCTAATGCAGCAACTTGGTATTGACCAAGCGTGGCTTGATCGTCGGGGCATCAAGATGCTGTACATCCCCTACACCGCAGGTATTTCCACAACGGACATCATTGGGAGAATCAATGGAGAGCATCACCATAGTGGTAACTGCTCATGCGGACTCGGATGGTCTTGTGCGTACATTGAACTCGCTAGGTCAGCAAAGCCAGAAGCCAGATGAGATCATTGCCCTCTGCTCTGAGATTGATCTTGAGGGCATTTGGCAACAGTTTCCGTGGGTTAGGTTCTACGAAGAGCCGAACCTCAACGACTGGGGTCACGGCAAGAGGGCCAAGGGGCTTGACCTGGCGACATCTGAATACATCGCGTGGTTCAACCACGACGACTCCTACGACAAGGACTTCATCCTCAAGATGATCGGACTTGCATCCGCTGACGCAGATGTTGTATACTGCGGGTGGAGCAAGATCCACCGCCCAACCTTTGCTCTCGGGCAATCCACATCTGGCAACTATATCGCCAGAACTAGCTACGCTCGTCAGGCTGGCTACACAGATCGCCACTATGAGGCGGACGGGACATTCATCAATCGACTTGCCCAACTGGGCGGAAAGATTGAGTTTGTGCCAGAAGTTTTGTATTTCCACAATGAGGTGAGATAATGCCAAAGAGTGCTGCATGGCAACGCAAAGAAGGACAGAATCCGAAGGGCGGACTGAACGCCAAGGGTCGTGCGTCGTATAGGGCGCAGACTGGCGGCACGCTCAAGGCTCCAGTCAAGAGCGGCGACAATCCACGACGAGCATCATTCCTTGCCCGTATGGGTGGGAATCCTGGACCAGAGCGCGATGAGAAGGGTCGTCCAACGCGCTTGCTCCTCAGCCTTCAGGCTTGGGGTGCCAGCAGTAAGGCGGACGCCAAGAAGAAGGCAGCCGCTATGTCGCAGCGTCTGAAGAAGAAGGCTTGAAGCAGGTCGCCAATGAAGTTGCGGTTGATCTGGCTCGTGGCCGCACTGACATCGAGTTCTTTGCTCGCCGCTGGCTTGGCATCGAGGGAAACCCTGGTCAGGTTGCATGGTGGAGAGCCTGTGCCGAGCGTGACGAATCTAACTTCCGACCGAAGTACATCACAACCGTTGTATCCGCTGGTAACCGTGCGGGCAAAACGCTGGCAATGGCGGTGGTCTGTTTCCACCACGCCCTGTACAAACTGGGACTTCCAAACCCGCAACATGGTGATCCCAGTTCCCATCTCCGCTGGCTAGACGCTCCATACGAGTGGTTCCACGTCGGAATTCAGCAGGAGACTGCGGAGCTAGTCTTTCGAGAGATTGAGGCGATTCTCAGCGGCGCACACCCAGCCCAGAGGGGTCGCGGTTGCCCAATGCTCAAAGAGCTTGGTAAGATCGTTGAAACCAGCAAGAAGTATCGCGGTGAGTATCCGTGGGTGAAGTTCAATCCCATCGTCGGCGGGGCAAACATCCACTTCCGAACAACGCAGGATCGCGCAAAGGCACTGCTCGGTAAGGACATGAACGGCATCTCCTTCGACGAGGCGGCGTTTGAGCCGCACCTGTTGATGATCTACCAAGAGGTACTCAACTTACGACGACTCTCCACTGGTGGACCGCTCCACTTTATCGGGACGCCAACCGAAGGGTTCAATGACTACGCCGATCTCTGGGAGAAGGGTAATACCGAGAACCCAGCACGTGACGACAAGTTCATCTCGTTCCGATTGTCCACGCGGGACAACATTGGCTACGGTCTGACGCAAGAGAACTTTGACGATGTGGTGCGCCAGCAGGCTGCCTATCTCATTCCGCAGAACATTGACGGCTACTTCATTGAGGCACGAGATGCGTTCTTCTGGTCTCAGTCAGTGCAGGCAGTGTTCAAGAACGGCTCCGAAGAGGTTGGCCCAACGCGCAACCACAAGTACGTCCAGGGCGTTGATCCTGGTATCTCGCATGACGCAACATGGGCAATCACTCTGGACATCACCGAAAGGAACAAACTGCGTGGGATGCGGATTCGCAAGCGCAGCGGCAAGCAGAGCATCTCTGCCGTCGTGAACATGGTCCGAGAGGGACATCTGCTCTACCAGCAGGACGGAGCATTCTGCACCACGATCATTGACTCTACTGGTCTCGGAGGGAGACTCTTCCAACAGGAGTTCAGCATCATCCGCCCACTACGCGGATTTGACTTCGGTGGCACCAAAGCCAAGAAGGTAGAACTCCTCAATGACTTGAAGGCGGTCCTAGACAAGGGACAAATCGAACTGCCAACTGGCGGAGCGTGGGATGAACTGCGAAGGCAGCTCCTCTCGTACAAACTTGACGATAAGAAATTGGAGCAGGACGCTGTGATGGCACTGGCAATAGCCGTGCGGCACGCGCTCCGTAATCCAGAGAAGCCCGTGAACGATCCAGTGTTCACATATTTTGGAGTGAGTGACTGATGGCTGACAAGGTTCGTAAGATCCCAGCGGCGTTCGAGGGAACCCGTGCGATTCCAGCGCAATACACGACCGATCCCGATATTGCCACGCCTGAGCAGATTGCCTCTATTGGCACTGCCACCGAGAAGGCGCGCAAACTTGCCAAGGGTCAGCGTATCCGTGAGGCTGCTGCCAAGGGCAAGCCGATTGCCACCGCACCAGTCTTCACCAACATCACCACCAAGCGTCAGGCTGGCGTTCGTGGTCAGGCGAACCAGCCGATCACTGGCGGAGCTGGCATTGGTATCAACGATCCGTCCATCACGGCACGCAACCGCGCATCGTCGCGCATCAAGCCGAACTTTGAGAAACTTACCCTTGGCGAGCAGGCATCGGTCAAGATGCTGGAGCAGTCGCTTACTGGACAGGGTATTGATCCAAAGGAAAGCGAAGAGAACGCACTGCTCCAAGAGATCCTTGGTCGTAAGCAGTTGGTTGAGCCAGAGCAGAACCGCCTACGCTCAATGTTCCGACGCATGGACAATCTCTACCACCCAGAGACGGTCACCCTTGGTGGTGCCGACCACTGGGCAGATGATCCGAGCGCACGACTCGCTGGTCGCGCCCACGTCTCGGTAAACATCCACCACGCCTATGTGCAAATCCCTGCATCCATCCAGGCAGTTCGACCAGTCGTCAACTATGTTCCGACTGGCCCAACGCCAGAGGAGCGAGATGCTTCGCAACTCCGCGAGCGAATTTACTTCCGCTGGTGGGACGCCAACGAGATGGACCTACTCCACGAACACGCCGCGCTCCTCAAGGAGTTGTACGGTCACACCGCCGCTAAGGTCTATTGGGACCCAGTTGCAGAGCTGCCAAAGGTTAGCGTCATTGAGCGACCAGAGAACCTTTACCTTGGCTTTGGCAACAGTGACTACAATCGCCTAGACTGGGCACTCTACTGCTACGGTATGTCGCCGCAGGCAGTACAGGAAGACTACGGCGTTGATGTCATCCCTGTCAAGCAGGGCGACAAGTACTTCCCATACACGACCCGTGGCACGCACGATGACCCAATCGGCAACGTCTGGTCTAACACCTTTGAGCGCAATCCGCTCCGACGCGAGACTGCCTACGAGCAGATGCAGGTCGAGGTCTACGACTACTGGTACAAGGTACCAACCAAGCCAGGTCGCGCTCCGCTCGTGTATAATGCGATCTTCGTTGGCAACACGCTGGTGAAGAATGAGTCGCACCCTGAGTATCAGGGTCAGATCCCATACGTCCACCTGCCAAACGGCAAGATCCCAGGATCACCATACGGCAAGCCTGCGCTCTACGATGCAGAGCAGTTGCTCCGCGAGAAGGACGAGCGCGTCACCGCTATGGCGCAGATGATCCAGTCGGTCGTCGGCGGACAGATGTGGCAACTCGTCGGTGCCGAAGCACCAGATGAGGTACCACCGAACGCGCTGCCAAAGCCTGGCCGCGTCGCAACGCCTGGACCTGGCAACGAACTCCGCGCCATCCAGCCGTTCATTCCAAACTTCCAGATTGAGCAATACATCGCCCGAGTCGACCGCGAACTTGCGGTTGCCACAGGATTGAATGACCTGCTCCTTGGTCTTGCTCCAGCGCAGGTTCTTGGTTCGTCACGAGCCATCGCTGCGCTCATTGCAAACTACGAAGCACGCCTTGCCCCAAAGCGCAAGGTGTTCTACCAGTGGATGCGACAGGTCTGGGAGATGTGCGCCCGTATCTGGGAGATCAAGAACCCAGCCGTTGCCGAAGTCATTGGTGGTGAATACCGCATTGACATCGTTGCCCCAGAACTGACGCCACGCGATACGCTGGAACTTGCCAGCACCGCGATCAACCTAGTCCAGAACCGACTGTGGAGCGCAGAGCGTGCCATGGATCGAGTGGGCGTGGAAGATCCGATTGGCGAGAAGGATCTCATCCGCGACGAGCAGACGGACGCAACGCTCAATCCTGCGGCTGTGGCAACGATGTCACAGGTGATGCAGCAGATGGCAATGATGCAGCAGCAACAGGCCATCATGTCGCAAGAGCAGGCTGCCAACGCCCAACGCACGATGCAGCAGGGCGTCCCAGGAAGCCAGTCGCTCAATCAGCCAGAGAACCAGGCGCAGTTGCCGCCTGAAGCTCTGCCAGCAAACGCCGCAGCGCCAGGGGAAGAGAACCTTCTCCCAGCGCCGACTGGCACCAATGAGGTACCTGCATAATGGCACGACGCGGACGATTCACCAGCCCAAACTCTGGCGGACAAAACCTTACCGCGCTCATCATCGGCTTGCTGCGCGAGCGCAAGAACGCAGAGGAGCAGGGTCTGCTTGACGCCTATCGCACTGGAACAGCCTATAACGGTGCCGTACCAACGGCGGCGGATATTCAGTCGTTCTATGACGAGTGGGCTTCGGCTGCTGGCTACACCCCAGGATCGCTGGAATATCAGGCCATCTTCCAGAAGAAGTCTGATCTAAACAACTACGACCTAAAGAAGCAGTTCAATGCGTTGATCTCGACCTTTAACACCACTGATGGTTCTAACTATCAGGACATTATTGACTTTCTTGGGAATGAGGCGCAGACCTCAACCGACCCAAATGATCTTGCTGATTATGCCAACTCTATTGAAACTACCACTAGCGCCTATTTAAAGTATCAGGGCCAGCGTTTGGTTCGTGGCGAGCTGACGGCTGCCGAGTATCAGAAGATTACCCTTGAGTCGCTTGCCGTACTAGATCCAGGCAGCATCGCCTATACCAACGCGGTCTACGATGCCTTCCAGTACGAGTGGAACGCAGAGGCAACCAAGTGGCAGAACCGCATCAGGGCTGGTACCGCCACCAACGCGCAATTCCGCTCGTGGGCAAACGGCTTCAAGAATCGCTTGGTGCAATCCAACATCTCCAAGGACAGCGAACTATACACGTCTATTGGCGCAAGCATCGCGCAGGCAAGCATTGCCGTTGGCGATAGCCCAACCAACACTCGACTGAACACCACCCTCTCTACACTCAACAGTGTCTTTAGCCTTGCACAAGCGCAGATTGGCGGGGTTGAGATTGGCGTCGGTGACATCATGGGCGACCCCAAGGATGTGCTTAAGAAGTTGCGCGAAAACCCAGATCTTATGGGCCTCTATGCCGAATGGCTTGACGACAACCCCTCTATGATTGACCCATCACTTCGTGCGCTTAGCATCAGCGATGGGGCAAGTTTCCGACAGTGGTTTGAGGATACGCTTGACAGCGGACTCACCGATGCACAAACAATTGAGGCTGCTGGCGGCAAGGCAAGTTTTGACGATTGGGTAGGAGCAGCCACAACAAATGGATCGCTTACAACCTTTGACGAGTTTGCCGTCACAAGCAGCAAACACGCCAGGGATGTGTCAAACGCTAACGGCAACGACACAATGATTGAATTCTATGATACCGAGTACAGAAAGTTTCTCAATGGCGAGAAGTCATACTATGGTGAGCGTCCAACACTTGAAGGATTGTATCCTCAGCAATATGCTGTTGTGCAGAACGAAGCAAATGCTATGTTTGGCTCGCACACAGACGGTGCATTGACGCTTACTGGAGCACTTAATAACGGTGAGCCAAGTTGGTCTAACATTGGACTCACTATTGACAATGCTGCTGCTATTAGTGCTGGTCAGGCAGTCATGGTGTGGAATAAGGAATCTGGATCGTTTACAACTGAAAATCCACGAGCCGCTAACGCAAGGCAGGGTTCCTACCAGTATGTCAGCTTTACTGTTCTACCAGATGGAAAAAAAGTCCCATCTGTGATTTCGGTAACTGGTCAGCCGATTATTGGCGCTGATGGGCAAACCACTAGTGGGTATGTCTACGAGTTGCCAAACGGCATTACCTATGCTGTTGACGCATCAGGAAATGCTTACGAGATTCCCGCTGGTGTTTCAATTCCAGTGGCACGAGAAGGGTATTCTATTGACAGCTTTGAAAATTACGGAACACGGGTTGAGGGTGGATTACCGTTAATTGATACAACTCCCCTTATTCGACAGGGTGCTAATGCTGGAGCATTCAACCCAGAGGACCGAGAGGCTCGACGCGCTGCTTTGACGCAGTTTGGCGTTGATGCTTCTGACCTTGAACTTGCGTCCACTTTGGCCCTTCAAGTTGCTAACGCACTTGATCCAGATGCAAAAACGAAGATTGAGGCTGCCGCACAAGGCCTTGCTGGTGAGGCTATTAATATTCGTGCTGGTCAACTTGAGGCTACTGCCACAACCTCTGACCAGTTGGCAGAGGCTGCGCTTATCCGAAATAAGCCAGAAGCTGCTGCCTACAATACCTACGTCAAGCCAAACATGGACAAGTACGAAGAGGTGGCTAGGGGTCTCTTCCGACTCAAAGACACTGGCTCACGTCAAAACTCTCAAGAAGAGCAGAACAAGTACATGGCGATGGGCGGACAAATCGTTGGCAATCGGTTTGGTCTCGGTGGCGATGCAGATTTGCCTAGCGTCGTTGACCTTCGACCAGATTCGGTAAAGAACAGCGAACGAGAACGGGATGTTACTGCCGCAGAACGAATCTTTGCTGGTTACGGCGTTGCTTCAACACAAGATCCATCCAGTGGGTTCTTCCGCAATATGCCGACAACCAGGAAGCAGCAGTACGGCGCTTTGCCTCCAGTGTTGCCACCAGCGGCTATGGCTCCGTCGGTGGTGATTCCGCCAACGCCGCCAGTGCGTAGACCAGACATCATTGAGCCGACGATGCCAAAGGCTCCCGTTGTCGCTCCGCCACCACCATTGCTGCCACCGTCACGCGGCGGCGGCGTTAGGAAGTTGTAATGCCAAGTATCTTTGACAAGCCGTCTCAACGAACTGGAACAACTAAGGTTGCGTCCATTGCCCCATCTGGCGGTTCTGCGAAGGCCGTCCAGTCGGCTGGCCGAATTCAGGTAAGCATTGCCGATCCATCAACATCCATCCAGAAGTCCATTGGCGACATCAACGCTGGATTTATCGGGGTAGGCAAGGGCCTTGTGTCCGTTGCCGAGAACATCCCCATCGTTGGCGGAATCACAAAGCCGCTGATCGGTTTCGTTGGCTCTATTGCCGATGCCACGATTGGGCAAGGTGTGAGCGCATTGGAGAAGATTCGCATTGGCGACTCTAACCTAGCGCAGGCTACCGTTAGCGCCCTAGAGGTTGTTGGTACGCCATTGAAGTGGGGTTTGGATGCAATCTCTGCCCCTGGTCGATTTGTTGAGCAGAAGGTTGCCGAAGCACGCATCCAGAACACGCAAACTGGTCGGCAAGATCTTGTTTCTTCACTGTTTGGCGCAGCGCCAAAGGAAGTGATGGCGATGATCTCAGGCGGTGCATCCCTTGAGGAAGCTGCCGAACATCTTTCTACAACCAACGCTGGATTTAGCGAGAACGGTCTTGCCAACCTTGGTTGGTCGCTGCTCCTTGATCCGATCAATGTCATTGCCCCTGGTGCTGGCTTCGCCGCCAAGATGGGCAAGCAGGCATCAGTCTTCTCTCGTATTGCGAACAAGGCTGCCCTTGAGGGGATTACTGATACCGCGCAACTTGCAGAGGCGAATGCCTTCCTAAGCAAGTGGGGCTGGGCTGGCAAGATCCACGACGTAACTGTCGGCATCCTTGACAAGCGTCCTCGACTGTTCGCCTCTACGCTGGCGAAAGAGGTTGTCGCCGCAACGCCACGAGTCTACAACATGAAGACCGTGGGCGGATTTATGGATGATGTTGCCCTTGCTGGCGGAGCAGACATTGCTGATCGCGGCCTCAAGAACTTTGCCGTAACCGCAATGAACGCAGTCAAGTCTGGTGCAGTTCGTGCCGTCACCGCAATCCGACGATCTGGCTCAGAGGACCTTGCCAATACAATTGTCTACCGATTCTGGGATGACCTTAGCAAGGGCAGGAGCGTAGACGAAGTTCTTGCTGCTGAGGTCTATGGCGATGGGGATATGGTCTCGCTACTCAAGCGTATTGGTCTTGAGGATGCAGATATCGCAACACTTGCCGCCAAGGTTCAAGAGAAGGTCGGAATTAAGCGACTAGATGAGCTGGTCAAGGACAACGAGATCCGTGGTCTTGTTGACTCCCTTGCAAGCAGGCACGCCAACTGGACCGTTGCAAATCGCGGCGCATCTATGAAGATGGTTGCCGATGTTCGCGTGAACGCAGACTCTCGACTTGCCACCGAAGAGATGACTCGCGTCCTCTTTGAAGCAAAGAACGATGTTGTCGCGCTTGCCGCAGACCCAGTAGTTGGCGTTCAGGAGTTGACAAAGTATCTGGTCAATGGATTTGGCCTTAGCCCAGAGCAGGCTCTTGCCGTAGCCCAGCAACAGTTTGCCAAACACGCTGGCGATACCCGTGCGCTGACGGATATTCTGGCTATGGCTCGTGGCGCAAACTTCGGTCAGGCAGCTCGCAAGTTGGCTGCTGTTCGCAGTCTCTTCCCAAAGGGTGACCCATTTGCCAAATTGACCATCACCTCACAGCGCAGCCTGACTAGGGCAGAGGCTGAGGCGACTATCAAGCGCGTTGATGAATTAAAAGCTGCGTTAAAAAATGCAGTTGAAAATGACAGTGTTGATAGCGGTTCTAGATTGCCAGCGGAAGTTATTTCCGTCTTGGTTGAAAATGAAGGAGTTCTTGATGAAATTGCTTCATTTGCAAACACTGGTGCCTATGGAAATATCTTCCAAGAGGGCGGATGTCTCGTATTGGCTGCTGCTCTTCAAAGAAAATATGGCGGAAAACTTATCGGTGTTCGAGAGGGTCGAAGATGGACTCATGTTGGAGTACTTCTCGATGATGGGAAATTCTTAGATTCCTATGGTTTAGATACAATAAAACTTGGAGATTATTATAAAGAAGTAACAATAGACCAAGCAAGAAAAAATATTGCATATGACGAGGGAATTGTTGACTACTTGTATCGAGAGCTTGGCAACATTGAGCTAGATCCAGAGTTTCAAAAAGCATTTCTTGAGTCTGACGGACTTAAATCTTCGGCTACTATTAGAAAAGAATTGCAATCTAAAGCTGATCGATTGGTTGGTGAATACGACGAGTTTGCAGCGCAGTTTGGAACCAATGGTCTGCATACCTACGATGAGGTCTTTGACTTTCTGAGGAAGGCACCAAACCTTACCGTCCGTGAACTAAGCAAGTCACAGCGAGCGCGCATCGCGGCTGAATCTGTCAGCGACGACGCAGTTCGCCAGGTTGCCGCACTTGAGGAAGAACTTACCGCTATGGGCTATCGCCTTGGCGTTGCCCCAGAGGATGACATTGCTCGCGTCACGACGCTTGTGACTGACCACTTCGGCAATGAGAAGTTCATTGAGATGACGATGCCATTTGCCGACACCATTGACCACGTGGCGATTGATGCCATTGACAACGCTGGTGTTGCGCTTCGCCCAAGCCGTCTTGGTCGTATCTTTGACAAGGTATCGCGGCCATTCGGCGCAGAGGTTACTAAAAATGTCGTGGCGGAACGATTCGTCACGCGGATGGTTGGGCAGTATGGCATCTCCGTCAACAAGGCTCGCCGCATCCTGGCTGAGGTCAACAACCTTGCTGCTCGTAAGGGTGTGCAGCCAAGGGCACTGCTTGCTGATAGCAATGAACTAGAGCAGATCTTCCGCCGCGAGATGGGCGATGATTATGGTAAGATTCTGGACAATGGCAGCACGGCCTTCAAGGAAGTGCTAGAGGCTGCCGCTGGCGACCTGGCTTCTGCTGGTCTGACCAGCGGATTCACTGGTCGAGTGAAGGCGGTATTCCCAGCCATTACCTTGCTGACCGACAAGATCTACCCAGAGGTTCGCTTTGGTATACTCAACCCATTCTTCAACTTGGTGCTGGAGCGCATTGAGACGGCGACCCAGAAAATCACCTACGGCATCAAGAAGGAAGCCGCCAGCGAGTTCTCTCAGGAAATCACTGGATCAACCCTTCGTCGCGCATACCTTGACCCGCGTAATGTCAACCGCGAAATTGCCGATGGGCAGTTGTACATGGCTTCCCGTGCCAATCGGAACACCGCTGCTGCCGTTGAGACCGCAACAACATTCAAGGCTCGCGTTGAGCAACGTATTAAAGGGTGGTTGCCAACAAAGGATTGGTTCTCTGTTCAGCGCGTTCGTTCCGAAAAAGAAATTGCACGCGACATCATGTCGGACAAGTTCGCCGCCGACGAGTTCATTGACCTACTGGACAAGGCTGCACCTGGCAAGCTGGAGGAACTGGCCATCCACTATGGCGTAAGCCGACCGCAAGAGGTAGTGCAACTGCTCCTTGAGGAATACATGATCCACTCCGATCCGATTCGATTGGCTGAGTATATGGCAGAAACTGGCGCTAAGGTTCGCGGTCTTGTCTCAGAAGAACTCATTGCCAAGATGGGCAAGGAAGAGGCGCAGGCACTTGCCGATGCGGTGGTCGGGGCCTATGAGGTAGCAATCCTCAGGGGTAGTCGCGCTGCGGATAGGGCGCAATACTTTGCTAGCCAGCGCACCTGGCTTGAGCGTAGCCTCAACCATCCATTCCTTGGCATCTATCCGTACTCCTACATGACGCAGAAGGCGATCCCAATGATGATGCGCCTGATGTTCGTAACCCCATTCCCAATCGGCAAGGGGAGAGTGGTGATGCCAGGACTTGGCTATGAGTATTATCAAAACTTCCTAGAGTATGCCAATAATCGAACAAATAGCGATGAGACATTTGTTGACCAGTTGCTGCAAAACGATGCCCTACTCTATGTGTTCTCAACGCTGCTTCCAGCCACCCCAGACAACATGGGCTTCTCGGCCCCATCGTGGCTTCGTCGCGGATTTATCCAGCCAGCCCTTCGTGGGCAGGCACTCACACCTGGCCAGATTGCGCCAACGCTCACTGAGGCGGTTTCCCAGCTTGGTCGCGGTACGGTTCTCGGCCAGGGTCGCACGATGCTTGAAGGGCTTCAGGCAGTGGATGATACGGCTAAGTTTAATCAGAATATTGGTGACTTTATCCAATCAAGCGCACAGGACATTCAAGAATCAGTCCTGAGCCTGCGCGGTAATTAAGAAAATAAACCCCCGACGCTGTGTTGGGGTGGGTTGTAAAGAAGGAGAAAATGCTGTGGCTGAAGAAGTCGTGAACAGCGCCGTAGAGCAGTCGGCTGAGGTGGTTGCCCCTGAGGTAGCCACTGTGCCCACTGAGAACGACGGTGATGTCGCCACTTGGAAGAAGCGTCTAGCAGGCAAGGATCAGGCGCTCACCGCTGCCAAGAAGGAACTTGACGAGATCAAGTCCAAGGCAGAGGAACTCGCTCGCTGGAAGGCGGAGCAGGAGCAGGCTCAGATGACGGAGTTCGAGAAGGCGCAAGCCAAGATTCGAGAACTGGAGTCAAAGGCCGCTGCTGCCGAGGCAAAGGCGAAAGAGGAGCGATTAGCGCGGGAATTCCCTCTCGCTTACCAGTTCCAGAAGGATACCAGTGGTCTTGATGAAGACTCCCGCGCTGCTGCGCTGGAGAAGTTCATCCGCGAGGCTGCTGCTGTCAAGGAACAGGTCGAGACGGCACCTGCCATCGTTGATCCAAACAATGCGCGTCGGGCAACCGCTGCGCCAACTACCAAGCCAGATTCCAAGAGTATCTCTGAAAAACTCAGGGGACTGGGTAATCCATTCGCTGATTAGAAAGGAGTAGCCTAATGGCTACCACAACTACTGGCACGACAGGTTTCTCTGACCTTGTACAGGAGCTTGTTGCTGCCCGTGCAGAGGAAGAGCTTCGCGCTCGTGCTGTCCATGCGATGCCAGGGATGTACGTCCCAGCTCGCTTCATCAAGGGGACCAATACCCTCCGCTACGCTCGTTATGCTGACCTTGGTGTCAACACGACCCCGCTGACGGAAGGCACCCCGCCAACTGACCAGGCTCTTACGATTTCGTCCGAGTACTTTACTGCAACGCAGTACGGCGCTACGGTTGCAATCTCCGACCTGGCAAACCTTGACTCGCCACATGATCTCGTCAGCATTGCTGCCGAGCGCGTTGCGTATCAGGCTGTTCGCTCTATGGACAACATCGTCCGTGACAACATCCACAGCACCGCTTCAACGGCTGCCGTGTTTGGTGCCACGGGTTCAGCAACCCTTACGCAGAACGCCGCGAACAGCGCCGTTGCTACGGCTGGCCTCCTGAACGGTGTGTTCGTTAAGCAGATCGTTGCACGCCTCAAGGGTGCAAACGTTCCTGCGTTTGCCGACGGCACCTATCGCGCAATCATTCACCCTTCACAGGAGTATGACTTGATTAGCGATACCGCCGTGAACGGCTGGATTGAGTCCCGCAAGTACGTCGACAACACCAACCTGCTCACAGGCGAGATTGGTATGTTCGCTGGCGTGCGCTTCATCGTTTCCTCGGACGCCAAGGTCTACTCGACCGCTGGTGCTTCGGCTGGTAACGTGTATGCGGCTCTCTTCCTTGGCTCGGATGCCTACGCTATCGGTGACAGCCAGACCCTCCAGAGCTACTTCGTGGCTCCTGGCGGCGATCACACTGACCCGCTCGCGCAGAAGGCTCTCTTGGGCTACAAGATGCGCTTCGGCTCGCTCCTCCTCGACGAGGCAGGTTCGCGCTTCCGCATCGTCAGGACTCAGGCCACGGTCTCGGTCTAATCGGTTGGGGCGCCGATACCCCCGCCTAGTCAATTGACTGGGCGGGGGAAGCCCCGCTAGAATCAACGTAGAGGCACCTAGGAGCCACCAGGAGCCTCAATAAGGGTCAGGGTGGTACCTAGATACCTCCAAAGAGTTTGCGAGCCTCTATGCTCGCTGGGGTCGATATGCTGAAAGTCCTAGTTTGGGGACACGTCGAGGACGGTCCCTGTGCCTACTTCCGTGGGCATCAGTTCACCGAAGAACTCAAGAAGCACGGCGTGGAGTATCGCGGACTCAACAAGGTTGGGTTCAAGGTCAAAGAGGGCGGGGAGAACTTGCTTCTCCCAGATGCCATGGCAAAGGGATTCGTGGACTTTGACACCGCCGATGTGGACTGGGCAGATGTCATCGTCTTCCGTCGCTACTACAACACAACACTTTGCTGCAAGACGGAGCAGTGCGGATTCGTCACCTTCTCGTATGAAGAAGCTGCGAAACATGAACACGGGTGGAAAGAGCGCGACCTCATTACGCGGCTCCTCTGGCCCACCTTCCAGTACGCCAACCACGGCAAGGCTATCGTCTACGAGACAGACGATGACCACTTCAACATCAGGTCGTGGAACGGATACATGAAGGATGTGATCCCAGAGTACC